GCTGATAGAAAACGCCGCTGTACTGGCTGCGGTATCTGGCCTTGATGTCCTCGGAAAGCGACAGGTTGTCGTCCATCGTGAAATGGAGATACATCATCTTACGGGAACGGCATTTCCGCACCCACTCGAGATAAAACCAATGCTGCGGGCTGCCCGGGTTGCAGTTGAACCAAAACTTTGACCCGGTGACAGAGCAACGGGCTGTGGCCTGATTGACGAAGCTCTGCGGCATCAGAGCCACCTCGTCGAAGAATGCCCCGGCAAGGGTGATGCCCTGGATCAGGTCCTGGCTGCTCTCGTCCTTGCCGCCGAAAAAATAAAACTCGTTGGTTTTTCCGCCCTTGCTGACGGTCATGCAGTTTTCTGCCCGGTGCTCCTTGACGTTGTACCCCCGGGCTGCAAGCTGCTGCTTGAGCGTGCCCAGCACGTTGCGCCGGAAGCTGGCAATGGTCTTGCCACACATGGCAAACTGCTGGCCGCCGTAGCAGGTCATAGCCCACTGGACGAAAGAAAAGCTCATGGCAAAGGTTTTGCCCGATCGAATAGCGCCATCAGCAATGATGCCGTTGTAGCCGCTGTATGCGCTCTGCGGTGTCCACCAGCTCAAGACCTGCTTTTGCCGCTGGCTGAGGGCTTTCCAGCGAAAACCGTTACTTTTCCGCATGGTCGTCCTCTTCCTCTGGCAGCATGTCTACATCATCCGGCGGGCTGATATCTGCGGCAGCGCTCAGGGCTTCAAGCAGGCCATCGTCCGGGGCTTCTATGCCGCTCTGGTCTCCCAGCATGGCAAACTTGTCAACGATGGTTCCAAACGCCGTGGACAGCTGCGGCAGCGTTGCCTCTGCGATCTTGTCCGGGTCAGCCATCGCCTGAAGGTACAGCCCGAGAAGATCCTGCGCTTCCCCGCGCTTGCTGCCTAGGTAGGAAAGCATATCCTGCGTGTTCTGCTCTTTTTTTAAGGCGCACAAATCCGCGCACTTGGGATTATCTTTCACGATTTTCCGCACAGTGCTTTCTGCTACGTCGTTCAGCTTCGCGGTTCTGGCGTAGCTCTGCAACTGTACATAGTCAGCAATGATCTTCTTTTTTTGCTTATCTGTCAGCCGCTTCGCGCTCACCGCCACCACCTCTCTAAACTCATGCAAAAGAAAAACCGCCCGGAAGATCCGAACGGTCAGAATATCAAAATAAGCAGCACCCATGCATTCAGTTTGACGGACAGGCGTAAAACGGTTGGTGCTGCTGCATCCGGAACTTTCGCGGCCGGATGCCCCGCTATTGCGCGGTCCCTTCATAGGGCACGCAAGCACTCCCGGCAGGGTTCGAACCTGCAACATGCGGTTTTGGAGACCGCTGCTCTACCGCTTGAGCTACCGGAGTATAAAAGCCGCCCTTGGAATCGAACCAGCCGTGTCTACACACACGCCGCGCTCCAAACTGCGCTCAGGCGGCCATATAAAAACAGCTCCGGTTCGCCGCCGGGGCTGTTGGTTGGCGCACATCCTGTCAGGAAAGCTACACCTTGGCAAGGATTCTAAGGCCTTTTCTTGGCACGGGAGGTTGCACGTGCGGCCTTGCGGGTCGTCTAGTCCATGCGCCATACGGTGCGATACGGCGGAATCGAACCGCCTCCTGTCTCTCATGAGCGGCAGGTTGCCTTTGTGTCAGTGTATCGCATAGAAGCAGCCCGCGAAACGTGAAGAGAGCAAAGCCCGGTACCTGCAAGCAGAAAAGGAGGAAAATGCCAAGAAGGGACACGTTTCGGAGGCTGCGTGCATCGGTTTGCCTTTTGGCTTTTCCGATGATACAATTTTACACCATGTAATAGTGAAACCGCAATGTAATGACAGTGCAATGTTTTTAAAGGCTCAGCTCCTCCATTGCTTTGCGCCGCAAGATATAGACCATGCGCAAGGAGTAATTCATATCTTTTGCGACCCTGTCCCACGTGAGGCAATCGAGATAGTACTTGTACAGCACCGTGTATGCTTTCTCGTTCCGGATCTGGGCGAGCGCGTTTCTGATCTCGAGGAAAAGCCTGTCGCAGACCGCTCTTTGCTCATAAGCGCGGCGCTCCGCTTCCTCCTCGCGTTCCACCGCCCGGGCAAGGCTCTGGCCATCTTTGCTGCCGCCGGGGGTTGCGCTGAGGCTCTGGGTGATGTGCCGGGTGGCCTCCTGCGCTTCGGCCAGACGGTCAGACAGCAAGTAGTATCTCTTTTCTGCTTCGCGGTAGCGGTTCAGCCACGCCTTAACGGTGCGGAAATCGGTTCCGTCCGGCTTTGGCATGTCGGTGTCAGGTATCCATGTGTGGATCATTGTTTCCCTCCTTCTCCTGTCTTGCTCTGCGATTAAAATACTTCACCGGCAAAGCACCACGTTCATCGCAGTCTTTGTTGTTAAAACTTACGAGTGCGCCGCAGCCATTGTAATTGGAGCAGGCGATCATCGGCAGACCGGTGATAGATTCAATTTCATCTGCTCGTGCTCCACAGAACGGGCACGGTTTGCATTTTGTTGCGATATGTGCTTTCAAAGATCATTCCTCCGTTTCTTCAATCTCAATTTCCACCCTCGGGTTCTTCCGATCAAGCTCCACCCGGCTTCCATCGTGGGCGGCAACGATCCTGCTGTTGTCGTCCTCCAGCACGCGGGCTTTCACCAAGATGTCCGTGGTCGCCTCGATAAGGTTTGCCAGATCGACTCGGCGGGCGGTCTTCATGTAGTAAACGCACCTCACGTTCACGCGGGCAGAAACAGGGCTGTGCGGCCTTTTGATTTGCCGCAGGCAGTCCGTCTCATAATCCACGTAGGCCTTGCTAGGGGCCACAAAGCGCCCGCCTGAGCGGCTTTTGAGGATGCGGGCAGAGTTCTTTTTGGTGCGCGGGTCGCCGTAGAGGGTCAGCTTCATTCGCCGTCCTCCATGTAACACCAGCTTTGCGGCGGGCGGGAAATGTATCTTGATGCACAGCACTTTTCCTTCATGTTGTCCCATTGCAGGCAAGTACAGCAGTCGCCGCCGTGCTTGCAAGGCTTCATGCCCCAAAAATCTTTGAGTCTTACGGGTTCATTCCAAATTTTTAAGTTGGAAATGTGCCAGCCATATCCCGGGTGAATACCGAGATATTTGGAAAGCTCTGCATCGGTCAGACAAGTGGCAAGCTCTTCTCGCTTGGCATTACGTTCTTCGTCGTTGTTTTCCGGCAGGGTGTAAACCGGCAAATCCAGACTCGAGGCCGTGAAATTGAACCCAACGCAGTCCCTGTCGATTCTGTAGATTTCATCGCAGACAAAAGTGCCGATGAAGCGCTCATCCATCTTCTGTAACCCGGTCTTTGGAAATCTCTGCCACCATGTCTCAGCACCAGTGCAGTAGATGTACGCCTTGAACGGTGTTTCCAGCTTTGGGCGGGTCTTGCGTACTTCCACGGTTTTCATCCCGGTCCAAATCAGCTTGCACCAGTTGGGCTTGATGCTTATCAGAACAGCCTTCATTTTTTCATCATCCCTTCCATTGCCAGCTGCTCGCACTGCTTTTCAGCTTCCCTGCGCTGCTGGTCATACTCAAACAGCATATCTGCGTACTCGCTGCCCACCCGGCGGATGGCCGTTTCCAGCATCTCCGTCACAAGGTCGTGGTACTTGTCCGCGCCTTTGCGGCTGTTTCTGGCAGCTTCCCGGGCTTCCCACAGGTCGGTGAGCTTGTCCCGCCTGTCGGCAGTGATCTCGCCATAGCCGTAGGCATCCTGGATCTGCTCCATGCTTTCCCAGCCTTCCAGCTCAGCAAAGGGGTCAGCTTCAGCCTTTGCCATGCTGCGGGCTTTGGTCTTTTTCTTGACGTACCGGGTCAGACCGTCCTGCATCACGGCGCGGGCATCGTCCATTGCTTTCCGAACGGCCTTGACCTCCCGTTCTCTTTTGAGCTGGTCGGGCTGGCTGGCCCACTCGGCCATCAGCTCGGATTTCGTTTTTGGCTTCATTTCATCACCCCCATTGTTCAGCCATTGCTTTTGCAATGCCTGGATAAGTTTTACTGCGTTCTTTTGAGTGGCCTCTTCCCATCCAATGATTCTTTTCTCGCAATTTTTGCGGTAACGTCATCATGTAATCGTACACATTGTCGGTTTCTTGCAAGATGGAAAGGTTTTTAAGCCACAGGCAGGTCTTTTTTTGCTCCGGGTGCCCAAATTGCCATGGATTGATAATCTGGTCCGGCTTTCTGTATAACGTAGACATTACACACACCGAGTTTTCAATGGCAATTCGCGGAATATCTGCTTCCGCAAACTTCATAAAAAACGCAGCTGCTTCAAAGCGCAAGCTGAGAGGCTTTCTTCCCTCCGTGAACCACCGCGCGCCAGAAACAGCCAAGTGTGTACAGGGTGGGTGTGCAATGAGCAAGTCCCACTTGCCAACGTCATGCGTTACGCCGTCCATCGTCACGACTTGCCCCCCCCTCAAGAGCCTTGAGCGCATCGCCCAGAATGTGCCATTCAGGATGCCCGCCGGACGGCTCCTGAATATCGCAGGAGTAGGCTTCGTGGCCTTTTGCCCGGAACGCTTTACACACTTCCTGCGATTCCTCGCAGGCAACCAGCACTTTCACCGTTTTCTGCCTCCCATCCATCCTTCTTTGTCGAAATCGTTGCGGCTGATCCGCTCTGCCGCGTGGTTCCCGTTGGTGTAGATGCGCTGCGCTTTCAGCTGGCGCTTGTACTCTGCGTACCGCGGGCAGCTGTCGTGGCAGATCGGGTGCTGGTCGGGGCAGTCTTTACATGTCGGGTTGGTCATGTTCGGCTTCCTCCTCGTTAAACCAAAGGCGTGTTCCACATCCGGGACAAAATTTGTCAAGGTAATAATCATCGTTGCATTCATACCCGCAAACGGGGCAAATTGTCGTACATGCTATTTCACGCCAGTAAAGCTTTTGGGGCCGTTCGTCCGGCAGTTTAGGCATGGGCATCCAAAGCGTGAAAAGATCTGGTGCACTGGCCACGGTGTCCCACGTTGCTGATTGAGCAAAAGTCGCATCCATGTACTTCACGAGAACATTTCCGTGCACAGAATCTTTTTCAGTCGGCGGTTCTTCTGCCGTCTTGCGCCAGCGCTGGACATCCGGGACGACTGCCGGTTCATCTTCCAGCACATCCATCGCGTCCATAATCTGACACGCGCGGCATCTTACGCCGTTGTAATTTTCGCAGCCACAGCAATATGCCGCTTTGATTTTTGCGATGGCTTTTTCGCGGTCGATAAATTCGCTAAATTCGCTCATTTTTCAATCTCCCTTTCTTTGTTTTCGCAGGCGTTCCCGGCTGTGTGCCATGAGCTCCGGGCTTAAAATACCATTCCCGGACGGCTGTGCCCTGTCTACGCGGTTGCCTTTTGCCCGGCTTCCGCCGATTGGGCAGAGCTGGTTATACTCCGCAGCGGTCTTGCAGCCCAGTCTTTCCGCTTCTTCCAGTGCCTTGCGAACATACGCCCAGCTGCTGCCGCCCAGATCTGCGCACTTGTCTATGACCGCATACACAAGATCTGCATCCATGCGCTCTATGTATCCGGTCAGTTCTTTTTCTCCGGTCTTGCTCAGTTTGCCAACGTTATCCCGAAAAAAATCCACCAGATATTTCGTCGTCTTCGTCCCTGTATAGGAGGAGTCATCTTTAGATGACGACGACTTATCTATATCTAATATCTTATATCTAATATCTGTATGGACATTTTTGAGGACATCTGCGTGGACATCCTGTGGACATTGTCCACAGTGTTCTGCTTCAATTTGACGCTGGTTCGTTCTTTGCAACTTTTTTTGTGCTGCATAATCGGTCTCGCTTCCGACCATTTCAGAGTGGTTTGCAAGCACCAGCGTGCCGTCTTTTTCCTGATAAATCAGCCCAAGTTTCGCGTAAAGTCCCAGTGCAACGCGCACCGTATCGGTAGAAAACCACTTAGTATCGCGCTGAATCTTGTCCACGTCATAGGGAATGATCACTTCGCCGATCTGCCGAGAAAGCCTGCCGTTGGTGTTGATAGTCATAAGGCAGAGCATCTGGTACAGCACCACATAGCTTGCGCCGTTCTTCTGCCCCATGAGAAAATCCACCGCATCAGACCGCATAAAGCTGTCTTTGAGTTTCAACCAGTAGTATCTTTTTCCGGTAGCCGTATGCTTTCACCTCCTTTGCCCGCCCGTATAGCCGGATAGCACAGCTTGCAAGATCAGAAGGGGAGATCTTCTGCGTCTTCGTTGATGGGGTCATACTCGGTAGATGGAGCCGGTTCTGGCGCGGCAGTGCTGTGCGGTGCGTAATCCGCAAGCGTTTCATCGGGGTACATCTGCGCACCCTGCAGATCTGCCGGGTTTGCTGCCGGTTCTGCAGGTTCCGGCGGAGGGCCGGGCTGTGCCATCAGGTCGATCATCTGCTGCAGCCAGCGGAATGTCACCAGCCCACCGGGCTGAACATCATCCGCGTCCACATCGTAGTATGTCTTTCCGTTGTACTCCCGCTCTTTCAGCTTCTGGGCAAAAACCGTTACCTGATCGCCTTTCTGCAGCATGCCGTCCCACTGGTCAATGCCGTGCCAGAGGTTAACACCCACAAAGAAGCTCTGCCATTTGCCGGATTCATCCTGTGTGCGGCTGGCTTTCAGGTCAAACTTCAGCACCTGCTTCTGCCCGGCATCCCGGAGCACCGGGTCTTTGGCGATCTCGCCGTGCAGCATGATGCCGTTCTTGGTCTTGACGATCATGCATCATCACCACCAAACGGATCGTCGGCAGGCGGTTCTTCCGCAGGCGCTTCCGGAGCGGGGATCAGGGTGCCTGCCGTCTTGCGGTGGCGGTGGGAGCCTGCGAAAGGATCAAGCACCGGCAGCTCTTCGGGCGGCACCTCGCGGGCGGTGCTTTCGGCGTCCACATGCACCTCGCTCTCATCGTACAGAGCGCCGAAGGTGGACGGGAACGCCTCACGCAAAGCGTGCACAAGCGCCACCTTGCGGATCATGGTAGCCTTTTTGCCGTTCCAGAGGGATTTGCCGGTGTCGTATTCACTGAGCTTGACTTCCTCGTAGCTGGCACGGGTACGGTCTTTGCGGTAAACCTTTGCCCAGCCGCCCAGAAGGGTCTCGCCGCCGTCTTCACCATCATAGACGATAGAACCCTCACGGTTCAGCAGCTGGCCATCTGCGGTCAGGACGATCACACCGGCTTCAAAACCATCGTAGGCCGGGTGGCGCTCGGCCATCTGCAGATAGCAGTTTTTGCCCAGCACAATGGTGCTGGCAGTGTCATCGTTTTTGTTATCGTAGTGGATCAGGTAGGCTTCTTTGGTGAAGGGGTTCAGGTGGTACTGCTTGCAGGTCTCCAGAAAGATTTTGCATTCAGCATCGGTGGCCTTGGGGCAGATGAAGTCGCGCACGTCTCCAAAACTCACAGTGAAGTGCTGACCGTCAGCACCGGTGATCTCCACCGGCACGGACGGGGATGCGGCCTGCATAGCAGTGCTGCCTTCACGGTTGGCATTCTGAACGGAACGGTTTGCCAGAGACTGTGCGTTGAAAACGGACGAAGTAGGCGCGGGTGCGCCGGGACGAGTAAGTGCCATAAGTAACTACCTCCAAAATTATTTGATCGAACCATAGCGGAAGCCGCGCTCTGCGGCTCCCTGCTTGAACCATGCAATGTCCTCCCGGGTGAACTCCACCCAGAAGCTGTATTTCTTGCGGACCGGAGCCTCCTGCTGTGCAGGCTCTGCGAATCTCTGAAGCATGCTGAAATCCAATCTGCCATCCGGCGTGATGGCTGCATTGGCCTGCGCCGTTTGAGCCGCTTCTGCGGCGATCTGGCGTTCTTCATCGGTCGGAGGGATAACGACCGGAGCGGTGGCCTGCGCCCGCTCTGCGGCCATTCTCTCGGCCTCTGCGCGGCGCTGGGCGTCCCGTGCATTCTGACAGCGGCTATGCTCCACAAGGGCGGCGTTCAGATTCAGTTCACGCAGATACTCCGTGGTGCAAGCCTCTGCGTCCTCTCCGCAGGTCTCCCGGATCAGACGCAGCTCCTCCCGCCGGGTCTCCACGCTCTTGCGCAGCTCCCGGCCGGCCTTTGCCAGATCATAGGTCTTGTTCAGCCACTGGGGCACAAGCAGGCGGTCAAAGGGGATAAGCTCCCGCAGATCGCCGATGCAGTCTGCATAGACAGCCCGCAGCGCGTCCTGCTTGTCCTGCCGTTCGGCTTCCTCCACCGCCTTGACCTGCTGGTCAATTGCACCGGAGACGGCCTTGCACCGGGTCTGCATCTGCTTGGTGCTCTGCAAGAATTCTTCCAGCGGCTTCATGTAAAAGGCCTTTGCACTGCGGGCAGCGTCCGAGAGCTGTTTGTCCAACTTGTTCACGGCGGCGCGGTCAGCCTTGGCATCCTTGATGGTGTCCTGGGTGTAGACGCGGCCAGTGTAGGCGGCCAGCATCTCGGTCAGATTCTGCTGCACCTCGGCTTCGTTCCACCGGATCGCGGGCAGTTCCGGGTGCTCCACCCGGACGGTCAATTCTTCTTGCATAAATATTCACCTCGCATACACAACGTTCATATCGGCGTCAAACACCTTGTACAGCTGTTCGGGCTTTCTCTTTGCCAGTTCATCGACAATCGCAATTGCATCCGAAGTAACCGGAAATTGCAGCTGCGAAACAAGCGCTGGCGGCTCTTGCTCCACATCGTAAATTCTCAAAAGTGCCACTTGTAAAACCTCCTGTTTTGTGCTATTTTTGTGGTGATGGGCGGCGAGACTCATCACCCTTTGGGCTTGTCCGTGTTGGCGCACGGGCAGGCTCTTCTTTTTTTTGTGCCATACACGGTGTACCACATGACATGGTGGACAGTGTCAGGCATACGTGATCTCCCCGGACTCCTCTTGCAGCATCTCCCGCACGTTGTCCATTTCTTCGGCGCACATCTCCCAGACGTTTGCCCGTGCGGAGTATCCGGCCCGGACAACAATATCATCTGAGGCTTCGGCCTCTTGCCTGCAGCGTTCGGCAAGCCGCGTGTAGGATTTGACTTTGCCCTCAACGTACTCTTTAGCCGTCATCATGCCCCGCGCTCCTGATTCGCCGGGTATTCCGGGTTGCGGGCGTGGGTGCGGTTGATCTTGCCGTACTTGCGCCGCTTTGCAGCTCTCTCCCTGTCCTCTGCGGCAAAGCCCAGACGAGCCAGCAGAACAGCGGCCAGAATCAGCACCAGCGACACCGCAAACAGCGTGCCGGAGATGTATCCGGTGGTCTGTGCGGTGCCCTCTGCGCCCATAGCTGTGCCCATTCCAACGCCGCCCAAAATGACGGCCATCCAGTAGTAAGTGGTAGATTTGAGTTTCATTCTCTCGGGTCCTCCTTTGTGTAAACCTTTTCGAGCTTGTAAAAGTCCTTCACCCACGCCATAAATCCGGCGCGGGAGATGTCAGGGCAAGGCTCTTTTGTTCCTACGGATGGCTTTGACCATTCCGGGAAAACTCCCGCCTGAATCTGAGCTCCCAGGACCTTTTCGGTCTTTGAGATGTTGTTGTCCCGAAGGATCTGGACGCATTCGCCTATCGTAAGGCTCGGCTTCTGCATGGCCTGCTCCTTTCTATCAATGTCTCAGCACAACATTGGACGAATGAACCAGATAGGTCACGCCGTCAATCTTCACTTGCAGCTGGTCGCCCTCGTAATCGTCCCAACTGTTCAATTTCCCCTCGACAATCGTTCCATCAGGCATTTTCAGCTGTGCCCAGCTGTATTCATAGGTCAGGTCAATAACCTGCTTATTGCATCCTGCCATCAGCAAAGCGCTTGCCAATACGGACACTACGCCTACAATAACTTTTTTCATGCTTATACCTCTTTAACAAACTTCCCGGAGGTGGTGGTGTTCCTCTGGGCAGCAGCTGCGGCAAACAAACTGGTCTGGCCGTTGGTCTGCTGGATCAGCATCACGGTGTTGGTGCTGGGCTTCCAGCGCTGGATATACTCCACGGCTTCATCGAAGCGCTTGCGGGGGATGTTGCCCACGCTGTTTACCCTGAACCAGTCCTGCACATCGTGGTTGCACTCGCTGTACACCTTGCTGCGCACGTGGTTGTCGATGTAGGCCGGGGTGTCCTCGCCGCCCAGCGCCCCAATGACGGCCCGGCTGATGGCCTTGCGCAGCACACGCTGCTGGTTGTAATCCACCGTCATGGTGTTCTCCAACGCGGTGAGCCGCTCTTCCTGCCGCTGGGTGCGGTTGTCCAGCATAAACAGCGCCTGCATCTCCTTGCTGAGCTTGGGCATCATGTAGCTGCCGGTCTTGCGCAGGGCGGGTAATACTTCGCTTGTCACCCAGCGCTTAAACCGCACCGCACCTTCCAGCTTGCTGCCAAAAATCAGGCTGTACACGCCGGATTCGTTGATGGTTGCAATCGGCTGTTTGCCACCGGGGGTGTCCATTTCGTTCACCCCTCTGTCCTGTTCATCAACATGATCACGAATCGCCTTCTGAGGGTTGCTGTCCCCCAGCGCTGCGGCCACGTCCTTGCCCACGAACCAGGGTTCACCGTTCTGGTCTACCGTGCGAATGTCCCCGAACTCGGGGTTGTTGAAAATCTGAATGTTTGCCATGCGAACCTCCTTAAAAAACGCCTTTCAGTGAATGCACTGTAATTCCGAAGACCGATACTTCATGGCTTCCGTCACTGTAACGTGTAGTTTTTCCTCCCAAGCTACCGATTGTTAAGATTATGTGTCTATACCTCTTGCAAAAATCCATCCCAATATCGCTCGGGTATCCATCTTGTAGGCCTTCAGACCTGTGTTTTTGCATCATGCTCCAATAGCTATTCAAATCTAGAACGACGCTTTCAACGCACTCCTCTGGCGTTCGTTCTTCCCACTTACTCATCATCGTAGACCACGATCTCGTTCAGTGTGACCTTGAAATACTTTGCAAGTTTGAGCAGCTGCGAGATACTGGGTCCGTAAATCGAGCGCTCCCACTTTCCGATTGCGCCATTGCTCAGGCCTGCCGCCGCCTCCAGATCGGTGCGGCTCAATCCGTGCAACTTGCAAAACTGGTCGATTTTTGAAACATTCACTAGCAATTCTCCTTTCCGGGCTTGAAAATCACTAGAAAATATGCTACTATGTAGTTGCGAGGTACAAAGTGAATAAAATCTAGCGTCTGCCCGATATAATATTGTCAGGGGCTTTGGTTTTGCTTGCCCTGTGCTTAGTATTATACTAGCCAAGTGGCTATTTTGCAATAGTCAATTTGCAATTTAGTGAACATTTGGCTATTTTTACAAAATAGCGAGGTCTTTTTTATGCGAAATGTGGAGAGGGCTAAAAAAATCGCTACCGAAAAAGGAATCAATGTTTCTTTTGTATGCAGAGAGGTCGGAAAAAGCCGTGGCTATATTTCGCAAATGCTAGTAAGTGGGCGTGACTTCCCAGATGAAATGCTAGCGCCAGTAGCCAATGCGCTAGGTGTCACGGTCGAAGAGTTGACCGGTGAAGAGCAAAAAGAAAAGCCCAGCACCCCGGAGACGGTAAGCCTGAGTGGGCTGTCTCCTGAAGATGCTGAGCTTGTGCAAAAGATTCTGAACGCTTCGGAAGCGAAAAAGAACGCGATCCGGGAGCTGCTCTGAATCAGCCGTTTAGAATATCGAGGACTTTCTGACGAAATGCAGGGTCACTCTTAAGCTTTTCGATGATTCTTTTGATTTCGTCCTGGCTGAAAGATGTGTCCTGCATTTTGCTTTGTCCTCCTTATATAATTGTTATGTGTGAGGTGTTTCCCGTGATATGGAATGTTGGATTTCGGAAAAATATCACGCGGGTTATCAATGCGGTCTTCAAGAAAAAAGACGATCCTGAAGCCCAAGAGCCGTTGCGTTTTGTGCGCCCGAACGCTAAGTGGAGCAAATCACCAGAGCCCGTTGTTTTAATCGATCCTGACACCGGGGAAGAATTTGTGGATTTCCCGGAGGAAACTATACCAGAAAGAATACGGAAGGTTCTGGATTCTTTTTTGGTGATCGAGCAAACATCAGATATTGAAGTTTTGTTTTCAAGATATGATCTGATCCTTGATACGCTCGATGAACTCAAGAAGTATGAGAGGATGGGGTTCAAATTTGATTTTAGCCCTACTGAGCTTTACAACATGATAAAGTTTTCTCTCTCCGACCTTTTTGAGGTTGTTGTCGAAAATTCTTATATCAAGCAGCTGGAAAAACTCCTGACCTTGAAAACTCAAAAGGGAAAAGCAAACTCTATTCAAAAATGGAAAGATTCTTTTTCGGATGAACGAATCACAAATTCAATGATGGGTTGCGTGGTTTTGCGTTTCGACAAAATGCAGAATTTTATAAAATCAAAAGGCGAGGTATAAACATGGCAAATATCTGCCCCATTTGCGGCGGCAAGCTGGGCCTGCTAAACCGCGAGAAGAGCGCGGACGGCCCGATCTGCGCCGGCTGCAGCAACTTTTTCTTTTCAAAATTGGGCATCCGGGCAGCAAAGCAACCGACATCTGCCCTTGCGGACTACTGGGCTACACTGGAACAGCGTCGGAAGGTGTTCAAAGAAACCGATTCCATCTATGATGGTGACGCACTCTTTGTGTCGATTGACAAACCCAACCGGCTGTTTTGCATTGGACACCGCAGCGGCGATAAAGGCCCTCGCATGATCTACAGCTTTGATGAAGTCGCTGGGTATGAATCTGATGCTCCTGACGATCTGACGGTGACAGAGACAAAGGGCGGTATTGGCCGTGCCGTGATCGGTGCAGCCGTTGCCGGGCCTGTGGGTGCGATCGTGGGCGCCGCCACCGCTAAAACAGAGACCCGCAAGGGTCGCAGTAAAGAGAGCGTGTCTATCCGCTTTGCGCTTCCACTGGGCGAAAGTAGCTTGCCGACAATGGTTTACCCCGGCGGGATGACTGCGTTTCTCAAGAGCTGCAAAGCCAGCCAGGAGAAGCCGCAGGATCCCGCTCCGGTTGCCACAAGCGCCGCCGATGAGCTTTTGAAGTTTAAGCGGTTGCTGGATATGGGAGCTGTTACGGAGGCAGAGTACAACGCCAAGAAAGCTCAGCTATTGGGCTTGTAACTCATTCACAACCGCATTATACAACTGTTGATTGTAATACGTCAAGCGCGTTTAATCGCGAAAAAATGCGTAAAAAATTTAGCATTTGCGCTGAATCGCTGAAATTTACGCTGACTTTTTGCTAAATACGCGCGTTTTGCGCGAACAACGTGCAAAATATGTACGTTGCTATCCGTGGTTGCAAGGTTGTTGCATTTTTTGCAACAGCTGCCCGGCAAGCTCCCCGCCGGGCGTACCGGCTGCGTTACGCAGGGCTTGCACCTCCGGCAGGGCCTTATCTTGAATGTAAGCGCGAGCAAGGCGCTGTTGCTCCGGGGTCATATCCAAATAGCAGGCCAGCAGGGCACGGGCATGGGTGCGAAAGTGTGACAGATTTTTCATAACTCATTCCTCCCAGGGTGCAGGGGTGTGGTCGGTGCCGGTCAGGATGCTGGCGGGCATTCCGTCGATGATGGTCATTTCCGGGTCTTGGTTGCTTGTTTGACCGTTTTTCATTTTGTTTTCCTCCTGATTTTTGGTAATTGTGTCAACTTATGTACCAAATTCTACCATGCGCCGTTGGAAAATAAAATACGGATAAAATTTGTCGAATGGCGCGGATTTTTTCTGCGCCATTTTTTGTTAAAAACACACTGGTTTTATGGGGGCGAAAGTATGAGTTATTTTACAGCGAGCCAAATCGGGAAAGCGCTTGCAAAAGCACGGGTGTCTGCGGGTCTGAGTCAAGTGGAGATCGCGAGACGCATTGAGAAGGGAGAGCGCACCGTGCAGAGCTGGGAGAAAGGATGCACCAGCCCGGACAGCGATGAGATCATGGACTGGTGCACGGCGTGCGGGGTGTCTCCCATCACGGTGTTCATGGAGATGATCCACCCAGATCTGTACAAAGTGCCGGATGACGACAGGGCAGACGATGAGCTAAACGCGGAGCTGCGCCGTCTCGTGGTAAACCTGCCGCCGCTGACAAAAAGGCTGCTTCTCTTCATACTGAAAGGCAGTCACGGCAGCAGCCCGCCTGCTGTCATATCGGAGATCGCTGCAAACCTGCACTGCCCACTCAACAACAGGGCCAGTGTATGCGGGACCATCATAGACCAGTATACCTATGCGCAGATCGCGGGCCTTGCCCCATGCCCGGCCGCTCCGCAACCTCCCATTGACGACCTGAAGATCAACTACAAGGCCGGAAGGGCTGCTGCTGAAAATGGTGCATTCGGATATATCGGGAAGAAAAAGGAGTAAGCCATGAAATGCGTGAGACCATGCTGCCGGAAAGAGATCCCGGATGGCGCTTCTTTTTGCCCGTGGTGCGGGAAGAAGCAGCCGGAAGCCGCCCCGCAGCAAAGAAAAAAGCGCCGCCGTCCCAAGGGCAGCGGCAGCGTGTATAAACTGAGCGGGACGAGGACAAAGCCGTATGTGGCCCTGACGGCTAAGCGAGACTCCCTGGGGACGTTTGCGACACCGGGTGAAGCAGTACAAGCACTGGACGCTTACAACGCCCAGAACACCCCCGCAGCGCGTCTGAAATGCACTTTTGCGGATGCCTACGCCCAATGGAAAGCGCAGCCCAAGTTTGACAAGCTCAGCACTGACATGAAAAAGGGTTATGAGCTGGCCTATGCAAAGGCTGCACCGCTGTATGACCGACAGCTCCGGGACTTAAAAGCCGCAGACTATCAACAGGTGATTGACCAGATGGTGGAAAAGGGACTCTCCCGCAGCTCCTGCGAAAAGCAGCGCACACTTTTCAGCCAGATCTGCGAGTGGGCAATGGCGCAGGACATTATAAACAAAAATTACGCCATGCTGCTGCAGCTCCCGGCGGCTACAGGAAAAGCAGAGCGCACCCTGACCGCCCAAGAGATCGAGCAGATTAGCAGCCGACAGAATGACCCGAAATTTGGGCAGACGGCGCAAATCGCAATGGTGCTGCTTTATACCGGTATGCGCATTGACGAGCTGCTTTCCATGCGCTGCGAGGATGTGCATCTGAAAGAGCGGTACATGCAGGGCGGTGAAAAGACAGAAGCAGGCAAGAACCGCATCATCCCCATCCTTGAGCCCATTTACAAGATCATTGCCTTTTGGATGCTGGACAGCGGGTGTGAATGGCTGATACCATCCAAGGCCGGCACAAAGCTGGACAAGCGCAACGTGGCTACAAAGTTCCGGGCGTTGATGCAGGAGTGCCACATAGAGGGGGTGCATCCGCATACGCTGCGCCATACGGCCAGCAGCAAGATGGTGGAGTGCGGCCTGGAAAAGACCGCGGTGCAGGCCATCCTTGGGCACAAAAATTTCTCCACCACGGCCAACAAGTATGTGTCCCACAACGATCCATCCTATTTGTTGCAGGAAATGCAGAAGATGAAGTATTGAGCTGTTAGATTGTTTGTTAGATTATCACGTTCATTCAGGAGATTTCAAGGCATTTCAAGCAAAAAGAAAAACGCACGGACGATTTATTTTTATCGTTCGTGCGTTTATTTTTGGAGCTGGTGACAGGAGTTGAACCTGCAACCCACTGATTACAAATCAAATTTATTTAGCGCTTTAACGTGAATAATTATCGATTTGTTAGCTTTCTGTTAAATTATGCATCCCGCGCCCTAACGTTGAAGCTTATGTAAAAATAGCACATTCTATGTCTTTTTACAAGTCGCTTATCTTCCGCATTACTAGCTCATACTCTTTCGGGTACACCAGCTTTATCGCGTTCATGTGCTCGTCAAGCACCTGCATCAGACCGCCGAAAGGAACAGAGCTGGCAGCCGCCACAAAGTCGCTTTGTGGTTCCGCTGCCGTGGAGTACGCCGCCCGGTAATCCGTGGGCGGCAGTGCCTGAATCTGCGTTTCAGGTGCGTGTGCTTCTTCCAACTCGTCCCGCACAGTGCAGAGGGCGGCAAGTTTGTTGACGCGCTGCCAGCTGGTTTCCTCGCACTTGAGCTTGCGGATGTGCTCATTGATCTCGTCAATGTCCATGCCTGCCGCCCCCTTTCTTATGCGTTGCGCAAGATGTCAGCGGCCCGCTTGTAGGCGTCACGCTCTGCACCGGTGGCTTCCTGCATCATGTCCTCGATGTCGGAGATCATGCGCTCACGGCCATCCGTGCGGGAGTAGTGCCCGCGCACATAGTGACGGCCACGGTTGGCGTAGCTGTTGCCCCTGTTGTAACCGTTTCCGGCGTCGCGGTTGAAGGATCCGCGCATGTCAGCTTCCCACTCGCCCGCACGGCTGTACTCGCCGCCCTCGCAGTAGTCCTCGATGCGGTGGATGTCCAGAATGATATCCACGATCTCGCCGATCATCTCGATATCACCCGGGGAACGGTTCTTTTTGTCGGTCAGCTCCATGAGCTCGTCGCACATCTCATCCTTCAGGTGATTCAGTTTATCCAGCATGACTTTATCTCCTTTCTTATGCTACCCGCTCAACGATCAGATTGCTGTTTGCAATGCTGACTGCCTGCGTACTGGTGTTTTTGACCGCCACGGTCACGCAACAGCCGCGCGGTACCTCGATGAACGCAGCCACGAAAACATTGAAGTAATTTTCGACTGCCGCCGGGGTGACAATGGCTGTCGCACTGGTCAGCGACTCACCGCCGACAGCCAGCGCCACGGAAATGGGCCCCACAGTGCCGCCGGTGGGGATGGCGATATTGCCGCCAAAGCTTACCTTGAAGCGGGCCCTGCACTGCCCGCTGGTCATGCCGCGCAAGGTCACAAGGCCGCTTCCCTCACGGTGCACGATACAAGCAGGAGCTTTCACTGCGGTCTCGGTCAGGGGAAGGTTTTCACCCGCCGCCACGATGACGGTGTTGGAGTTGCTAAATTCAGCCATTTTATCGGCTCCTTTCATAGAAAAACGCCGGGACTGCTGCCCCGGCGCTCTGGTTTGCAAAATCAGCTCAGGGGCTGAACATTTTCCATTTTGGAAAAAGTTGCCGTGATTCGGTTATGCGCAGCTGCCGCAGCCGGTCCCACAGCCATAGTAAATGGCGTTGGGGTTAGGCACCTGATAGGCAGGCACGGGAGCTTTCTGCTGCAGAGTCCCGATAATCTGGTTGGTCTGCGCGTTCATCGCGGTGGTCAGGAACGCGCTCTGGCGATCCTGAGAAGCAGCCCGGCGCAGCTCGTTGTTCTCGCTCTGCAGGGTGGCGATCTTATCGTTGGTCAGGAAGTCGAGCACCGCGCGGGTGTTGCTGTTCTGATTCTCGATGATGTCCCGGGTGTTGTTGTTCATGGTGTTCTGCGTTGCGCAGAAGCCCTGCTGCATCTGGTTCCGGGTGTCGCACTCCTGAGTGGCCAGATTGTAGTTGACCCCCTGGATCGCGGTCTGGGTCTTGCAGCAGCAGTCTGCCAGCTGTGTAGCCAAAGCATTCTGCCCCTGCATCAGCGCAACGTTGGTGCTGTTGAAGCCCTGCTGCATGGCGTTGGTGACGCCGTTCAGGCCCTGCTGCACGCCGTTGAAGCCCTGAAGCATTCCGGTGTTCATGGCATAGAAGCCATCACACAGGCCGCTTTCCAGCCCGTTCAGCTTGTTCATAACGCTCTGGTTGTCGAAGCCGCGCTGCAGGTCTGCCTGGGTCACTGCGCTGGTCATATAAGGCGAAGCGCCGCCCATGCCGCCGCCCCAGCCAAATCCGCCCATGCCGCCCCAGCCGAACATGCCGAAGATCAGAAAGAGGACGATCCAGCCCATCCAGTCGCCGCCCCAGCCATTGAGGCCGTTGCTGTAGCCGTTGGCGGGCTGTACCGGCATGGTCAGAACTGTGCTATCAGAAGAAAGAGACATAGTTTTACTCCTTTACGTTAAATTTTTTGAATTTATTCTAAATGCGGCCGCATTTCAGAATCCAAACATGTTTTTCATGACGTTGAGCATTGGCGCAATCTGCTGCGCCCTCTGCTGAATGACGTTAAGCTGCTGCTGTGAGAGCTGGCCGGAGGTGAGCATCTGGTTTATCATCTCCTGCGGGTTCTTTCCCTGCATCTGGCCCATAAACTGCTGGAACTGCCCGCCAATAGGGTTCTGAGCCTGTCGGCCCATCGAATTAAACAAGCTGCTGCCCATCGTTTAGCCCTCCTTTTCCGGCTCTGGTGCTTCCTGCTTTTCCAACGCCGCCAGCTTTGCCGCCAGTGCGTCAAACTCCTTGCGGGTGACATACTCCCCGCCTGCGGCTTGCGTGGCTGCAATCGACGCTTTGGGGCCTCCGGTGCGTTCCTTGTAGTCGTAGATGCGGAGCGGGAACGGCCTGCCGTCCTGCCCCACTTCTTTGATGTAGAAGGTATCGGAATCAGCATCCAGTAAAAGCACCCGGCTCCCGTTGGCGACCAGATAGCCCCGGGCTGCCGCTTCGCCTTGCACCCAGATAAAGCCGCTGTCAGTCGGTACGGCCTGTCCCTGCATTGTCGGCATCATGACGGGCTGGGGCTGGTACTGTGCTGCCCTGAGCTGTTCAAGCTGCCCCTGCGGCTGTTGCGGGTAAAACACTTGCGGGTATCCGTTATAGATCGGCATCGTTTTCCTCCTTGTACCAGTAGTAGATCGGGCATTCTGCGCCGCTGTCCCAGCTGTCCCACCACACGCCGTCGATCACGGTCAGGACGTGCCCGGAGCAGCCCAGTACATACACGCCGCGCGGGTACTCCCGGGCAAAATCTGCCACGGTGTAACAGGTGGTGCAATCCGCTTCCACCATGCGGCGCTTGAACCCGCGCTTTTGAAGGTACGCGCCCCATGTGCGGTTGGCGCTGGGCATATCGCCGAGGGCGTAGCCGGTGAGCGCCAGCGCAATATACGCCTGCTCCCAGCTCTGACCGGTGGCCGCAGCTACCGCCCGCACTACGCAGTCCCCGACGCTGCTCCCGCGCGGGTTTGGGTTAAACCTGTGCCACATGGCACCCCCTCCCTTTGCGCCCAGTGTACTTTTTTAAACCGCCGTGAGAGACAACGAACGCACAACGAAGGACAAAAAAAGAAGAGCGCCCACACGGCACAAAGCCGCATGAGCGCTCAAGAATTTGCACGCAACGCGTATAAAATTTTCAAAAAAGCCTTGACAATTACACGCAATGCGTGTATACTAAAGACAGCGAAAGACACAAAACAAACGGAGGGAACGAAAATGAAAAAGTACGATCTGAAGAAAATCATGAATAACGCTTGGCGTATCATGCGTGCGAACAGCGTCGGCGGTGTTTACCAGCTCGATCTTTCTCAGGCCCTGCGGACGGCTTGGAGCATTGCGAAAAAAGACCGCATCAGAGCAGATCTGTCAGCAGAAATCGTCCGCTCTGGGAAGTATGATTACATCGTAAATGAAAAAAATCTCATGAGCCGGATGGACTTGGTGCGTAAAGCCCTGCAGAATTTAAGGAACGAGGGTGAAAAAATCCGCGCTGCCTATCGCAACGGGATCACGAGCAAATCGGAGTTTGATGAATACTGCTTTTTTAAAAGCCCTGCCGAAAGCAATGTCCTCATTGTGCTCAAGAACTCTTGCAAAGCAACGCGCATCGAGTGGAATCCTTCTTGGGTTTACAATATGGGACCTCTCCCTGAAGAAGAATTTTAAGAGGTAATCATATGAAAAACTTTTTTGAAGTAAAAAAGAAAATTGTCCTTGCAGGCGACAGCCGCATTTTCAAGGACTGGGCAGCCCACTCCACCATCACGATGGACGAGTTTGTCTCTGCGCTCCAGTGGGTGTGTGAGGACGCATTGGACGAAAACGGCAAGCTCACCCGGGAGATCGCGCTCGCTCCTGATCGCATCGTAAAACTGCGCCGTTCCAATGACCGCTTCGGCATGACCGCTTTCTATGAGTATCCCCGCGATAACGGCGGCGACGGAAATCTCGGCTCTCTCTGGAACGGTGAGAAGTTCCCAGATGGATTTATCCGCAAAATCAGCGTGTCAGCAAAAGACCGCATTTGAAAGGAGAAAAATATGTATACTACCGCAGAACTGTTCACTATGGCAACCGACCCGGAAGCATCCCGGGCAGCGTTCCTCAACAATGTCACCCTCAGCATCCCGGATGATGCCGACGGGTGCGTTGATCTGGACGCCGAGAAAGAAAGATTGTCCAACATATGGGAGCTGGCACACCTGTCCATGCGAGAGCTGGTGGCCCGCACTGGTCTGTCGCAGACCGCTTTTGCAAAGCAGGCGGGCGTCCCGCGGCGCACTGTGCAGGACTGGTGCGGTGAAAAGCGTACGTGCCCGGCGTATGTCCGCTTTTTGCTGGCGGAGCATTATAAGCTGTTGTGAAAATGAAGTTATGCCTTAATCGGATGAAAGCCGTGGGCTGTGGTATAATAAGGGATGAAAGCCCTTAAAGAAAGGAGAATTATTATGAATGCAAGAATGATTAGTTTTTGGGGTTGCGAAACTAACCCATACGCAAATCCCGATACGGCGAATAACGGCGGTGGATACGCTCAACCGTCCGGGGGCATCCTTGTTGCCCTCGAAAACGGTGAGTATCTCACCGTCACTGTGGACGATATGTCCTGCGGAGATTTTGGCAGCAGGATCGGTTGGTCTATCAACAGCACAGACAGTCGTAGATGGGGCGGCTGTTATGGCACCATGGACGATGCCATGGTGGACAATGACTGGACAGCTGAGTCTCTGGACTCAGTGTCTGGCGTGTACGGGATTGATGCCCGTGCAATGTTGTCTGATGCGGTCTTGGCTGTGCATATTGCCGCATAAAGAAACCCCCGATGCTCCAAACGGAACACCGGGGGCTTTGTGCTACCAAAACGGTAAAGTCTAAAATCAAGAGTGGAACTGCCCACAGGCAATTCCACTCTCTACAAAGGCTATAGCCTTTCAAATATCCGCCATAATGCGCTTCTTCGAGAGGCTTGGAGGATTTGTTGAGATAATTATACCACAATCCGTGCAAAAAGAAAAGCGACAGACCCGAAAGCCTGCCGCTTTTTTGAATCGCCAGAGCAAAAGCTCAAAACTAATCCCTAGACAAAGTTAGTATATCACACATCCAGCTTTTTATCAATAATTTTCAGCCTATTGCCGATTGATGTCCGACAATACGGCACACGCGCTGCAATATCAATTTGACATAGCTGGTCAACGTACCGCAACCGGGCGATTTTCCGGTCATACCTCCCAAGCGGCGCACGTTTTATCACAGCTTTTATCTGTTCTGCATTAAGTCCTTGCAACGCTGGCGGAAAGACTATGCGAGCCGCCGCCACAAGCAGCACCGAGCCAAAAAGGCTGCGGCAACTGTCCGGCGTTGCGCACCATAGTGCCAATGACGGCAAACCGGTGACAAAACGTCACCAGTTTGTTGACATTGTCGAGATGGTATGTTTTCGTGAGGCCACGAAAACGTGCGCAGACCATTTTCGTGACGTGCCGAAATTGCTCTTGTGCGGCGTACATTTTGTTGAAGTCAACAAAATGCTCGTATGTAGTGCTTGCCATGATATCCTCCTTACTGCGTCATTTCTTCAGCGTCTGCCTTGTCCTTAGCGTCCAGCGCGTCGTAGTACACCTGCGCAAGGGCTTCCACCTCTGCGATGTCGTCGGCGTCCAACAATCCGCTGTCCAGATGGGTGTACGCCTTGTCCAGCCAGTATGCCACATCACGTCCTGCGGAAATCTCACGTTTGATGGAGCGCAGTGTCAGGTCGTGGCGGGCTTTACTTTTGATAGCCATATGTACCTCCTTAGGTCATGGACGCCACTGCGTCCTCCAGCTTTTTGATTGCGATGTTCACATCCCGCTGATACACCAGCTTAACCCCCGCACCGTCACCAGCCTGCACCACCGTGTCAGGGCCGTAAGCTGTGAGGGCCTTGTAGGCGGCGATTTCGTCAGGGGTGAGCGGGGTTTCGATGGGGGTGGCGAGGGCGTAGAATAAAATGTATTCGCCCTCTTCCGGGTTTTTAGCGCCAATGGGAATAAAAACCTGCGCATTGAATGTGTCTACATAAAAGTGCAGTGTATCTTTGGCAAACGAAACGAAAAATTGCAATTTATTGCATAGGGCTTCTATCTTATAATCGCGACCCTTGAGTGGCAACCGAATTGCAAGTCGTTTTGTTACCGCAAGGTTAGTGGTGCCAGTAATGACACATGTTGACAAATCTACAACGTTCACTCTCTGCACCTTTACACCCCTTTCCAAGTCCACCTCGTCGCACACCCACTGCTGGCCTGTGCTGTCAGTGTAGTTGCCGCCGGAGGTGACAGGGATGCCGGGCAAGCCGTTGGGAGTGAGCAGCGTGAGAGTTTGCACTTTACCGCCCCCATCACCCAAGGTCACTGCAATCGTCCCTCCGTCACCAGCGCTCACGATAGGCACAGGTGCATCCGGCGTGGGTATACCGTCCTGCGTGCTCCGACCGTACACGGTCAGACCGCACATGGGCGCAGAGAACGCATCGTCAACGGCGATGGGGTTGCCCGTCTCAGCGCCCACAAGGATGTTCTGCCGCGCCTTGACTGCGCTGATAGCTTCATCCGTTTCGACCTTTTGCGCATCCAGCTCCTTGACTTTCTGCACGGTAGTCTGGTAGTCCTCGGGAATCGATGTAAGCACTTCCGCACCGGCTTTTTTCACTGCGGTGGTTGCGGACACCTGCTCCGCCTGTACAGCCTGCGTAGCGGTGTCCTGAGCATCAGTCACGGCGTCAAGGGCTTTTCCCTTAGCGCTTTCTACTGCAGTGGTGGCAGAAGTCTGCTTCGTGTCCAATGCTTTTAGGGCATCAGTTTTTGCAGAGCTGATTTTATCCAGTGCGTCAGTGCTGGCACTTTCAGTCTGCTGCTGTGCGGTTTCGGCACGGGTCGCTGCCGCCTCCGCGCGCTGTTGTCCCTGAACAGCTGTAGAAGCGGAGGCATCGGCCTTTGTGGCGCTCCCTTGTGCAGCTGCTGCATTGCTTTCGGCGGCCTGTTGGCTCGCAGCAGCCTTAGTGGCGCTGTTTTGAGCTTCAGATGCGCTGTCTGCTGCCTGTCCTGCGAGTTGAGATGCTGTAGCTTGTGCAAGCGCAGCATTTTCGGCTGAGGCATTGGCATCACTTGCAGCAGCACTGGACTCAGCTGCGCTCTGGTCTGCATTGCCCGCACTGGTGGCGGCTTCACTGGCGGCGGTTTTGGCGGCTTTGGTGGAGGCTTCCACCTGCTGGAGAGCCTTGTCCCGGGCCGTGTCCACAGCCTGCGTGGCGGCGGCCTGCTTGTCACCGATGGCTTTTAGTGCGTCCTCTTTGGCATCCACAGTGTCAGCCAGAGCCCGCCCGGCCTTTTGGGCAGATGCCTCAGACTGCTGTGCTGCCGTCTGTGCATCGGTCTTGGCCTGCTCTGCGGCGGTGGCGTCAGTGTGCACGGCATCCACCAGCTGCTGCCATGCAGGGGTGCCCGGTTCCGGCTCTGTGCCATCCTCTGTGCCGGAGTTGGCGCTGACACGATACCGCAGGTCTGCGCTGGTCATCACCTTTGCGCCGTCGCTGCCCTCAAAGGTGACGCACCCGCTCCCGGGCTGTGCGGTCACGCTGGCGGGCACGGCCACATAGCCGTCCACCACCAGCGCGGATGCTGGGTCTTTGCCGTCCGGGACGTGCCAGAAGCAGCGGATAGCCAGCCCCTCCCACTCGCCGGAAGCGGTGACGGCAAGGCGGTACACGCCCCGGTTTTTGGTGTAGCCAAAGCGCACCAGCTGCTCATAGCCCGGCACTTTGACGAAGCCATTGGATGCGAGAGATACGCTTTGCTCGATCATAAATTACTCCTTGTTGATGGTAGGCTTCTTTTCTGCCAGTGCCTTTTTCATCATGCTGACGGCCTTTTCAATCACGCTGTCCAGCACTTCATCGGTGATAAAAGGCTTCAGCCAGTCCGGCAGTGCGCCGCGCAGCGCGGCAAAGACCTGTGCCTTTTTCTTTGCGCCCTGACCGCTGCCCATGATGCTGTCCTCGGCGATGGTCACGAGCTCCAGCGCCCAGTCCTTGACGTACTGCTTGTAACCCAGTCGGATGGCACCAACGGCCAGCGCGGCAAAGCCAATGAACATCAGTACCAGTGCGATAGGTGCGGGGATAAAGTTAAGCATTGCTTCCATGTTTTGTTACTCCTTCCATGAGGTAATTATCGATTTTTTCCTTGCTGGCCTGCATAGCGGGCACGTTGTTTCCGGTCAGCTGTGCTTCCAGCAGGGCACGAACGGCTTCAAGCGTCAGGCGGTTTACTTCGTCGATTTCCCCGAAACGGGACAAATCGCGCCCAAGCGCCAAAGAATGTTGCGCGTAGCCCGTTTCTAGCGTTTGCAAGCGCTTGTCCATCTCGTCAAGCCGCTTGTTCTGCGCATCATCGGGGGCCTGTGCATTTTTGACGTACTTGTGGATGATGTCCAGCACCTTGTCGATGGTGATGACCGCAGCGCACAGGCTGCCCAAGATGCCCAGCACCCACAGTAAAGCTTCTTTTTCGGTCATTTACCCTCCCGGAGACGGGTCAGACCCTTCTTGCTGATGATACCCGCATAGTCCTTGTATGCGTGGCTCATGTCAACGTTAGTGCTCACCCCCGGCACGCGGACAGTGCTGGTATACTGCCACATGCCAAAGGACCAGCCCGGGGTGGGCTTCTTCGTACGGTATGCCGCCAGCCACACGTCGTAGGGCTTCAGCGCCGTGCAGCCCATGTACAGGAAGGTACTGCCAAACCACAGGCCGATGTAGAGCAGAGCATACACGCCCCAGCTTTCCACCGTGCTCAACATGTAAGCTGTCAGGTCGGTCAGCGCAGCCTTGCCCAGCGGCTTCTGCACCTCGTCCTCAATGTCCACCGCCACCGGCAGCTCAAAGCTCCGGCCGGTGAGCAGCTTCTTGAAGTAAGCCAGCTCCTTGTCGGCCTGCTCCCGGTTGACTGCCTTGAAGTAGCCATACACGCCGCAGGGGATGCCCAGCCGCTTGCATTCTGCGTAGTTGCGGGCAAACTGCGGGTCAGTGTAGGGGGCACTGGGCCGTCCCGCTGCGCTGTTGCCCATGGCGCGAATCATTACGCCGTCTACCTTGCCGCTCGCCTTTACCTTGTCCCAGTTGATCGTGCCCTGATGCCGGGACACATCCATGATTTCAGCCATAGCGTCCTCCTTACTGCGTGATTTCCTCAAAGTCGCTCTTGATAAGAATCGCCTTGACCTTCTCCTTCAGCAGGCGGGGGCAACGCTCGTACAGAGCCTTTGCGTCCTCCATAGTCTCAGCGAACATAATTTCCTGTGCCCACAACTTAGCCATCATACGTACCAACCTTTCTAATTTTTGTGTGATTTTATGCATACACAATCTCGCTCATTTCAAGCAAGCATTGCTTGAGCATCTCGTTTTCTTTTTTCAGCGTCTTGCTATCTTCCTGCAGTGCCGCCACCGTCTCCGGCAGCTTATCCTTTGCTTCCTGTTTTTTGCGCTCTTCCTCCTGCGCGGCCAACTCTTCGGCGGTGTAGCGGATGTATCTCTGCACCGGCACCTGTTCCACCCATTCCTCCTGCGCCTGCACGCCAGGACGGTCAACAATCTTCTGCACGTCCTTGCCACCGTTCGGATACTCGGTCAAGGTCTCCCAGTGCCACTGTTCTTCCACGCCCTCTACGGCGGGGTGGGTGACTTCTTCGGTGCTGGTGGTCAGGTAGCCAAGGGTCAGGTCGGGGTTTTCCACGACCGCGCCGTTCTCGTCAATGATTTTCATAAGTCAAAGCCTCCTTTCTCAGGCCACGCGCCGCCAGATGTGCACATAGTAGGCGGCAGGCTGCACGGTGG